ATGCACAAAAGAAACATTAACAAACTGCAAGAAAGAAAAATTCAAACAATAATTCTGCGCAACAGCCACTACGACAGAAAAATCTGCGAAGTTGTTTCCAAAATCACAAGATTGGATGTGATGGCACAGTTAAACGAGCCTGTCAAGGTTCATCTCGTGCCAGACATTGAGAAAGGCGAAGTCCTTATTGATTCCCGTGGGAGAGGAAGCTTACAAAAAACGTAGGGGGAGGGGTATCCTATTTGTTAGGTCGCTTAAATAGCAAAAAGCGTGTATCATTCAGAATTAATCAACTGCGCAAGACCCTGCATGTTGACACCCAACGCACAAGAAGCAAGCTAATCACAAACTTAGAGGAAATCTTTGAGATTGCCACCAATTATGCGCGGGGTAGAATAAAGAGAGTTACCGACGAAAATGGAAAGGAACGGCAGCTTACCATTGTGGAAAGGCAGTTTTGGGCCAGAATTGCTGCCTTTACCGCTCAGACCATAAATAGTATTGCAAAGGGAATTGATGAGCGCCAAATTGACTTAGACCTGAACAAGTTGGAGGCGATGCTGAATAAAACAGCGGCAGCGGACAAAGCTGAGGCAGTTGATAGAGAGCCACCAGGAAAGTCAGAAGGCGCCTGAAAAAGCTCCCCTGAGCATTACTATACCTGAAGACCCAGTCCTTTTCGCGAGAGACTTTTTCGGTTTCCAGGCGAAAGAATATCAGGCCCGCCTTCTCCGGGACAACAGCAAGCGAATTGTGGTTCGCTGGAGCAGGCAAGCGGGTAAAACTACCTGTATTGCTTTGAGGGCAATCTGGTTTGCTTGCATGCACCCGAAGACATTGACCCTGATTGTAGCTCCTACTCTACGCCAAAGCATGATCATGGCGGACCGCATCCAAGACTTTCTTGCAAGCTTGCCCAAAGATAAAAGAAAAGTGCTTATTGAGAAATTTCAGCGCACAACCATCCGCTTCAGAAACGGCAGTCGAATTGTCGCCTTGCCTAACAGTCCTCAACTGCTGAGGGGTTACACAGCGGATCAGTGTATAGCGGATGAAAGTGGCTTCTTCAAGGACGATAAACTTGTCTTCTATAATGTGCTTTATCCAATGCTCAGCACAACTGACGGCGCATTAATCGCCAGTAGCACACCATGGAGTAAAGACAGCGTCTTCTACCGCATGTGCCAAGCGCCCGAATTCAGCAAGCACACTATAACCTGCGAAGATGTCATAAAAAGTGGCCTCACCAAACAAAGCTTCATCGACGAGATGCGAAGTCAGCTGCCGTTTGAACGTTTTCAACGGGAGTTTATGGCTGAATTCGTGGAAGACGTTGACGCCTGGCTAACTCAGAGCCTCATAGTCAGCTGCATCGACAGCCAACTGGCACCTTACGATTTTCAACAGAAGTCCCTGGGCGAGTTTTATGTGGGGGTTGACTTTGGAAAAGAACAAGACTTCAGCGTTGTCCTATTGGTCGAGAGGCAAGGCTCCATGTTGCGGGTAGTTCATGTTCACCGTTTTCCATTGCACACCGAGTACGCCAGCGTTATCGGCTACATCAAGAGCCTGCAAGACCGTTGGAGAACAATCAGAGCAGTGTACGGCGACGTTACAGGCGTCGGCAACTATATTGTTGAAGACATGGTTCACAGCGGAATCCAAGGCGTAACCGGAGTAACCTTCACGGTCCAGTCTAAAGAGGAGATGGCTACAATTCTGCGCGAAAAAATGCGAAATACTGAAATCAAAATTCCTTACGTTCCCGCTAAGAAGCTTGAAGATATCGATTTAACGGCTGAATTGAACATTGAAAAATATGAACTTATGAAAACCGGGCACCTGCGCTTTAGTCACCCTGAAGGTGGGCATGATGACGTATTCTGGAGCATGGCTTTGGCTGTGTATGGTGCTGTGCAAGCGCCTCTGCCCGGTAAGGGCGCTGTCATGCTTCAACATTAAAGGTGATAAATTATGAGTTTCATTGCTGAAAAACTGCGTAAAGAATTTCAAGCCGTAAAAAGCAGGTTTACTGCTCAGAGAAATGTGCCGCCGGAGATCAGTAAGCAGCAGATTAAAGACGAAATTCCCGTTACTTGGGAAAAAGACAATCAGCTGTGTGGTTACGTTTCAAAGTACATGCTTAAAGGCAGCGGCGCAGGCTTCGTTACGCCGCCTTACACCGCGGTTTGGGAACGTGTCTGGGGAGCCGTTCCGATTGAGGACCTTCCCAAATACAAGGATCTATACAATTTTACTCCCTACATTAAAGCTGCAATCGACGTCACGGTTAATCTTGCCATAAGCAACGGGTTTGAGCTTTATGGCGGAAATGATGCGGTTCGCCAGTGGCTTACGGATTGGCTTGATGAACAGAATATTCTGCATACGCTGCGTATTGTGGCTACGGACATACTGGTGTTTGGCAATGCATTCATAGAGATTTGCCGGGACGAAGAAACGGGTGAAGTTGCGTGGCTAAAGCCGTTGGATCCCGTGCATCTGCGTGTTCGCCGCAACGAGTACGGAGACATCTTCGGGTACATTCAGTTGTTGACTTTTCCGCCAGTGGCTTTTGAGGCTCAGGACATGGTGCATTTCCGCTGGGGCGCCAAAAGCTGGTGGTACGAATTCAGCTACGGCACAAGCCTTCTCAGACCCTTATTGAAGATTCAAGCATTAATCGATCAGCTTGAGAATGACATGGCTGTTATCGTTCACACCTATTCGAAGCCGATGCTCGTGGTGAAGGCTGGCACTCCTGAGAGGCCCTTCAGTGATGCTCAGCTTCAATCGCTTATGGAGGCTTTTCGAGACCGCAAACCCGCTACTGACGTTTTCGTTCGTGGCGACGTGGCTGTTGATGTGGTTCCATCGCTTACGAAGGATGTTAACATTCAGTTTTGGCTCGATTACCTGTACAAACAACGCGAAGCTGTCCTGGGAGTTCCAAAAATCTTCATGTCAGAGCCGGAAGGAACAAACAAATCAACAGCTGAAGTCGTCATGCAAGAGTACGTTACGCGGTTGCGGATGATGCAGGAAATACTCAGCGGTATCTTGGAGACTGACTTGTTTAAGCAGTTAATCAAGCATGAATTCGGCGAAGGCGTTGAAATTCCCAAGATCAAATGGAGACCAATTTGGGAAGCACCATTGCAGGATAAGGCAGCTTACCTTGTTAACTTAGTTGAAAACGGCATAGTCACAGTTTCTGAAGCGCGTATGCAGCTTGGCTTCCCTGAACAATTTCCTGAAGGAACGCAAATGCCGCCCGGCATGCATGTTCCCGCTAAAAATAAGGTTAAACAGTTGAAGCCAGAAGACGTCGCAAACGCCGTTGTTGAAAAAATCGGGAGAGGCGACTAAAATGCCTGGTTTAGACGAAGGAACAACGGTTTGGCGCATGCGCGTTAAAGACCCTGCTGGATTTGATAAGTTTCGCGTTAAGGAGATTGCGGAAGGAGTAAAGATTACGCTTGGAAGAGTCAAAGGTTCGGACCGATGGACAATCCAGAATTACATGTTTGATAAAACCCGCTTCAAAACTCGGGAGCAAGTGAACAAGTGGTACGAAGAACATGTAAAAAGCGAGACTAAAACAGCCATGGATTTCCGCGTGTGGAATGAATACCGCAAAATGGCTCTTGATGCTTACATGGAAATATCCCACATTTCACAGTAATGGTGATTAAAAATGAGTTTTCAAGCAGACGTATGGAAAACCGCCTACATCAATGACTTAAACGACAGCTGCTTCGCTGTTATCGAGCCTGGCGGAAAAAAGGACAGTGAAGGCAAAACTGTTCCACGCAGTCTTAGGCATTTGCCCTACAAAGATAAAAGCGGAAAAGTTGATTTGCCTCATTTGCGAAACGCTTTGGCGAGGCTGAGTCAGACAAAGTTGAGTTCTGAGTTGAAAGAGAAAGCCAGAAAAAAACTCGTTAACGCCGCGAAGGACGCCGGTGTAGAGACAAGTTTGGATAAACCCGAGAGTATGCTTGAAGATTGGCAAAGCTTCAGAGCTTATCAAGAATTCGCGTATAAAGCGCAGGCCAAAAGGATCCTGGTGACCACATAATGCAGCTACATTACTTTGTGCCTTTCAAAGCCAAAGAAGGCGTCGATGCTCAATTTGCGTTGAAAGAGAAGCTGATTAACATTGAAGGCCTAGCCATCGACACAAGTGTAAATTCGAATAAGTGGCAAGTACCTCAAGAAGACCTTGATGTATTAACAGAAAGCTTAGTTGGGGCTCAGCTTCGGGTTGATCATGCAGAGAGCGCATTGATGGTTGTAGGTAAAGTCAGTGAGGCTAAACGTGATGGTGGCCGAGTGTTTTTCAGCGCTGAAGTTGGCGACGAAAAACTTATTGAGAAAATCCTTCGCAAATATGTTACGCATGTAAGCATTCAAGTCGATAGCGATGATGTTGAATGCAGTAAGTGTAAGCAGCCGACACGCAGCGAAGGTATGCTTATTCATCTGTGTCCGGGAGCCTGGGAAATCGTGCATAAGCCAAAAGTGCGTGAACTCAGCATTGTCGCGTCGCCAGCTTACGAAAACACGGCTTTTAAGCCTGTTGGCTTCGGCGCGGCTATGGATTCAGCTCAGATTGAGGCTGTTCAAAAAAGATGTGCTGGTTGCGCGTGTCCAAGCAGAATTTTAGGTATATTACAGTTATCGCAAGGTAACAAAGATGGGGGTTCTAAGGATAACCTGCAAGAACCCGACGACAAAAATTTTAAAGCACAGGAAGTGAAGCATTTGTCTGAACATAATACTCAGAAAAATGTTTCTCCACATCAGGCACAAGGCGTAGTAAACACAGCACCGCCAGAATCACAGGGCATAGAGGACGACTACATGCAGCTTATGGATCAACTGCAATCATTAAGCGACGCTGTTAAAAGCTGCGGCGGCTCAGGAAACGAAATGGCTGCTATTCAAAAACAAATCGATGATTTGCAAGAAGAAGTAGCGAAAAAGGCTACTAAACGAAGCATGAGCAAGAAAATAAGCGATCTTCAAAAGCAGCTACAGCAACCAGACGATGACGAAGATGACGAGGATGCTGAAGCATCAAGAGCTGAAGGCAAAGCGCACGGTAGAGGCATAGTTGCAACTGACGAAATGGCGCTTAAAGACTTAGGCAATTACGGCTGGTTCAAAGATATTCTGAAAGCAAGCAAAAAGCTTACACCATTTCAATAAGGTGATAAAAAATGTCGCTAAATCCAACACCAATTTATGAAGGTACATCACCGTTAGTTTCTGACCGTTACATAATAACTATGATTGCGGCTTCCGCCATAACGATGGGTCAAGCTCTCGAGTTAGTTCCAGGCAGCAACTGGAATGTTCAAGTTCCAACAACAAACCCAAGCGCGCACTTCATAGGTTTTGCACTAAACAACGCAGCAAGCGGCGCAGCCGTTTCAGTCGTCTGCAGAGGCGTATGCAAGGCAATAGCCGGCGGCACAATAGCAGTAGGCGACCAGTTAGTTACAACAACCAGCGGTCAAGTTTTAACTGAGTCACCAGCACCTACTGAATCAAGCTATGCTTCAGTAGCTACAGACATCAACAATGCGCGAAGCATAATTGGCTTAGCAATCACAGCAGCCAGCAGCGGCGGAACAGTTTACGTGCTTTTATTCTAAAATGTAAGAGGATTGATTGAATATGGCATTTGTCGAATCCGCATTAACGTGGGTTGATACAGGGGCAGTCGCGTATCCAGCGTTGCACCAGAAAATCATAGAATTAACGATGCCAGCACTCGTTGTCAAAAAGCTGTTTCCAGAGTTTCCGCTAGTTCAAGGCAGAACCGCAACGTTTGTGAAGCAGAACGGCAGCAGAGCAGCAGCTATCAGCCAGATAGCAGAGGGCGCAGAAATTCCAATGGACTTCACGCCATATAACGAATTTACTGTGATGCCCTACAAGAAAGGCCTACGCGAACGCATAAGCAGAGAAAACATAGAGGATCTGTACATTCCAGTGATTGAGGACCAGCTTAGGCGTGTAGCTCGGCGCATGGCTTTTACGATTGACCAGGATTGCATGACTGTTATCGGTAATGCAGCAGGAAACACTTTCGCAGCTACGGGCACAAGCATGGGCGCAACGGGCACAGCGTTTACAGTATCAGGCACACTCGGCAGCAAAGACATATTGGCAGCTAAGGCGTTATTGGAAAAAGTCAGCGTCATAGCTGACACTATACTGCTTAACCCAGTAAACTTGCGAGACGTCATGTACCTACCGCAATTTTCGCTGTGGGCACAGTACGGCAACGAAGGCGGACAAGGCGCACCGCCAACGCAAACCGGCAAGGTCGGAACTGTTTTCGGCATGAACGTCTACGTAAGCATGGTTGTTCCCGCGGGCACAGCATACATTTTAAGCACAGGCCAAAACTTCAGCGCAGCATACGCACCATTGGGCTTTTTCGTTAAGGTTGCATCTTAAAAAGCAGCCGCGAAATAAAACGCCCTTTGATGACTGACGTTGAAATCAAGAAAGAATTTGATTCCATTGACGTTTCGTTAACTACCAGATACGCTCCTGTCGTGACGTATGGAGAAGCAATTGTCTCAGTAACTGGCTTAAACACAAGTTAAACCCAAAAACCAAACTAACGATTCATTTTTCCTATTTTTTTTATTTTTATGATGCCCAGTTGAAAAAGCTGGTCCGCTTTAGCTTTATGGCTGGGAGAAGCGGATGAAAAGAAGGAAGCGAAAAACATGCTGAATGAAGATAAACTATTGACTATTGCTGGTGCAGCTGTAACGCTTTTAGGCGTTATAAGTTCGGTTGCAACAGGTGCGGGCTATGCAGGGTTAGGTACTACAATAGCAGGTCTTGGATTAATTGCTAAAGGATGCGGTCAATACCTTAATGGTGACGTAGCAGGAGCAACAGCAAGCTTAACGCAAGGAGTACAAGACGTAAAAGCGGGAACCCAAGCGCCGGCAACGTCAAAAGCTAAGAAAATCAAGGATGTGCTGAAGAACACGTTATTCAACCATTTTCATCCTTAACCCATCTTTTTTTTGCATGTATAAAACTTCTAAATAATAAACGGAGGAAAACAAGAAAATGAGTCAAACAATAGTTGAAAATGCAGACTGGAAACTGATAAAAAACGCAGACGGCACGTTGCAACTGCAAGATACTGCTATTCAAGTGGAAATTGGCATAACCAAGCAGAAACTACTTAGCCTAAGAGCTATCGTAGATGGAGTTGCCGGCAATGTCTAAAACTGCAAATGACAAAGCAAGAAGTGTTGATCGCGTTTCAGCTAGAAGTATGTCAACTGTTCGTGATAGGTGTACGCATAAGACGCGTTGGACAATTTTCAAATTTAGTGATGATGATGGCTTAATCGAAAAACTGTTGAAGAAAGGCTTTACGCAGGAGCATGTTGCTAACTTGTTTCCGCATCGTCTTCTTGGGATCAGTCGATTTATGGGGCATCCGAACGCAAAAGGCAATCTTTGTCTGAACACTGGAATTCAAGGCTTTGAGAAAATGCTTGCTGGATTAAGTTCTCCGCCGAATGCCTGGAGCAACACATACGCTTACCTCGGAGTTGGTGACAGCACAACAGCGGCAGCAGCTACGCAAACAGATTTGCAGGCATCTACAAACTATACTTATGTTGCTATGCAAAGCGGTTATCCATCGCAGTCTTCGCAGACGCTTAGCTGGCAGTCGTCGTTTGGTTCGAGCAGCGCGAATTACGCGTGGAACGAATTCGTGATTAGCAACGCAAGCAGCAAGGGCAGCGGCACATGCTTAAACCGGTTGGTCAGTTCGCAAGGGACCAAGACTTCAGGGCAAACTTGGGTTCTAACTTTACAAATTACTTGGTCGTAAGCTGGCTAGGGAGAATATAATGATTATTCTCCATTCATTTTCCCGTTTTAGAATGAATCAGCAATTAGAAACTTGGCAGGCTCTTGAATCCGTCAGAGAGAGTTTCAGGGTTGTCGACGCGTTTTTGGTCGATGAGCAGGATTATGATAAGGCGTTGAAAGACGTTTGGGGACAGGGCGATTTGATTGTCGTGGAACAGGACGTCGTGCCAGCTCTTGAAATGGTTGAGAGTCTGTTTGGCTGCGATAAGCCTTGGTGTATTTTCGATTATGAAATCAGGTACATGGACGATAAGAATCCACCGTTTTATCCGCAGACAGGTTTAGGTTTAACAAAGTTCAGTTGTGATGCGCAGCGGGTTTCTGCGTCTGAGAAATGGTTCGGTAGCGGGTCTTGGTTTAACTTGGATGGGAGGATCACGGGTGCTCTTGTTCAAGCTGGCTATCGGCCTCATGTTCACGGTAAAGTGAAGCACAATAGAATCGTAGATTGGACGGGGAAGACTAAATGAGCTCAACATTTGGTAACACAACAGCAGGAAGCGACGATGGCGGCGGCGACAATGGCTATATCCAAGGTTCAAGATTCCAAGCGCCCGCCAATGGAACAATAACCAGCATCGCAATTTATATTTACAGCGGCAGCGGCAACGTAGAAGTCGGAATATACAGTGACAATTCAGGCGCACCTAACGCTTTATTAGGCTCAAGTTCAGCGCAAGCAGTTTCAGGCGCAGGATGGGTTACTTTTTCAGGCTTTAACGTTTCCATTACAAACGGCTCCTATTATTGGCTTGTTTTTGAGCCAAGTGCCAGCGCAGTACATTTTGGAATAAGTTCAGGATCAACCAATCAGCTGGCGTATGTAGCTGAAACTTATGGGACTTGGCCCAGCACCTTTCCCTCTCCCGGCTATGAAGCTAACGCTTTCAGCATATACGCCACTTACACAACTGGTTCCACGTCCATTAACGTCTCCGACACAGGTTCTGGTTCGGACGCAGTCTCGTTAAAAGCCAGCATTTCTCCTTCGTCAGATACCGGCACAGGTACGGATTCCGTCGCAAATCTGCAGGGTCAAGTCCCAGTCTCCGACGCCGGCTCCGGCCTGGATGCCATCGCAGGCTTGCAGGGCAATATTGCGCCGGCAGCCGATTCCGGTTCTGGCGTTGACTCCGTCGCAAGCCTGCAGGGGCAAATTCCAGTAAGTGATTCAGGGTTAGGCTCAGACGCTTTATCATCGATAAATGTGCAAGTACCCGTAACGGATTCAGGTTCAGGGGCAGACAGCGCAGTTGTAGGCAGCCTCGTGAACGTTTCTGATTCAGGTGCGGGAAACGATGTTATAACGTCGCCTCAAGTACGGGTTCCTGTTTCCGACGTGGGTTCAGGGGCAGATTCTATTGCGAGTTTGCAAGCTCACGTACCTATAGCGGATTCAGGGTTAGGGACTGATAGTTTAGTTCTTGGAAGCCCAGTAACTCTTTCTGATTCAGGCTTAGGCACGGATGCTGTAGCAATTCAAGCCCAAATTCTCATAAACGATGTGGGAGCAGGTTTAGATTCGGCAATCGTTCGGGTAAGCACAACAATTAGCGATGTCGGTTTAGGTTCTGACGTGCTTACGGTTTCGGTGCCAATTTCCCTTTCAGATGCAGGGTTAGGCACTGACATGGTTAATGTGGTTATTGTTGGAGCATTACCTACTCACGCAATCTTAATTCAAGCTGAAAAAGGCACAGTTAAGCTTCAAACTGAAAAGGGTACGGTTACGCTTCAAAGTGATGCAGATTAAATGTTAAGCAAAAAAGTTGTCGTCATAATCTTCACGCTGATAGCCGTTTTGGCGTACGTCGGCGTATTCAGCAATTTGACATTCACGCAGCAAATCACGTCTATAGGGCAAATTGTAACATGCGGCGTCGGAGTTTATCAGAATCAGATGTGCACCACGGCTTTAACTTCTATCAGCTGGGGAGAAGTTAACCCAGGTGCATCAGTGATATGCGCTGCTTATCTTGAGAACACGGGCGACTCAAATGTTACGCTTTCGCTGGCAGAGTCTAATTGGTCTCCGACATCGGCGTCGTCTGTCTTAACTTTAGTGTGGAATGCGCCTGCAATTCTGGAGCCTAGCCAAGTTGTCGCGGTCAATTTCACTTTGACGGCGTCGGAGTCCACGGGAACTTTGGCCGCGTTCAGCTTCGACATTGATGTGATGGGAACGGCGCCATGATACAAGAGCAAAGTAATTAAAATGGAAGTTTCAAAATGTCAATTCCAAGCATTGAAATGAACACGGGCGACTTATCGCCTAGCATTGTTGCTACGTTGCAGAATAGCGACGGCTCAATATTCAATTTAACAGGCTGCACCGTGCTATTCCAGATGAGTCAGCAAGGACAAATCCTTTTCAGTCATGCAGCGTTGGTGACGAACGCCTCAGGCGGGGTAGTGCAGTATAATTGGCAACAGAGCGATACAGAAGATGTTTACGGCGTTTGCACTGGGCAATTTATTGTTACGTTGCCAGGCGGTGCCATCCAGTCTTTTCCAACAGTCGGTGTCTTCTACATTATTTTTCCTATTCAACCAGTAACTACCCCGTCGACACTGCCTCAATTTACGACGTTCAGCGATGTTATGGGACATTTGAATGTTCAAGGTTCTGACAGCACGGGTAACTATACCGTTTATGGTCTGCCTGTTTCTCAGCAAGGAATTCAGGCGCAGGTTGATCACGCGAACACTTACATAAACAGTCTAGTAGCAAATGTGACGTCAACGGATCCACGTTACCCGTTTGCTCAGCTTGCAGCGTTAGATCTTGCATGTATGGGTGTTTTGGTGGCTGCTAGCGGCGGCATGCTTTTGGGTGCGGCGGATTATAAGCTTGGCGATTTATTTGTGACCAAAGGTACTGTTGAAAAATTCGCGTTGCAGAGTGCCGTACAGAGCTTCCACGATAGTTTTAGCCGAAACTTAATGAATCTTTCAACCGTGGCTTTGGGCGCTGAAGCACAATTAGGACGCGAGGTACCTCGTTACAGGGGTCCGCTCATGAATCCATGATAAATGGGATCAGAGGAGCTTGATGAATTCTATGAGTGAGTCGAATCAGCCGGGCGTAGTAATCACTGAAAATGCTATAATTGGGGCATTCAGGATTAGAAATAACCGTATAATTGCCAAAGTTAACGGGTGCAACACGGTTATGTCAAGTGCTGAGTTTGAACGGCTTAAGCGTGAAGGTTACGATCTTGAAGCTGTCGGAAGCGAATGTGAGACTGCATAGCTCTTATTTATCGGCGGAAAAAGGAATTAAAACTTGCGAAGAATGTTACACTAAAGCATCGAAAAAACTAAGCTGAAGGAAAAGTGAAATGTCGGTTAATCAGGCTGTTGCGATTTCTCAGTTTCTTCAAAAAAGCTGGAGTTTGCCAAATCCTTTAGCGGTCGCGAATATTCTGTGGCCTACTACACGTATGGATGCGATTGGGGTTACTCAGGGAAAAGGTGCAGTGCAAATAGCTGTGTATAACGCGAGCCCAAGCAAGCAAGCCGATCCTCTTAGCCGTGAATGTTACTTGGTTACTGAGAAACTGGTTGTTGATGTCATCGTGGTTAATGCCAGTCAGAGCACAAGTGATTTAGCAGCGGCAGAAGCAACCTTGGAATTGTTGCAGGCTGAAGTTTACCGTATAATTCACCTGCAGGATCCGAATTATGCGGTGTCGGGGGAGCCTATTCATAGCAATGCGCCAGACATAACTCGATTGATGATCAATGTTGACGCCGTGTATTTTCAAGTTTCAACTTGACAGGTTTTTTTGACGGGTAAGAAGTCAAGAGAGAAGCATACGATTTAACGGCAATTGAGCAGCCGAGGTGTCCTAAAAAAGCAACCTGATAGCTCTGCAGGTCACGTAGTGAAAAAAAGAATGGGTATGCGAAGACATCAGCCAAGAGCTTAGTTATCGTGATCTAAAATGAGCGTTGAAGTTCAAGTTAACTTATCAAATTTTGATGTGTGGGGCAGTTGCCTGGAGTATCTATGTGAGCAATACCCGAAGGCTATGGGGCAGGCTATGATGAATGTTGCAGGGAATATTTTGGCTACTGCGAACACGTTAGTTCCTGTCAGAACAGGTTTTTTGAAAAGTACCCTGACGGTTGAGCAGCCTAGCAATTTCCAACTTAAAGTCAAAGCTACGGCGCCATACGCGTATTATGTGGAGTTTGGTACAAGGAAGATGTCGGCGAGGCTTTTCCTTACTAACTCGGTTAATCAGCATCTTAGCGAATTCGCGCCTGAAATTTTGCAGCAAATCCAAGGTTTACTGCAAGGCTAATGATTTATAGTAATTAGCTTATTGTGAGGTGAAAAAAGTATGAGTTTAGCTACTACACCAATTCTAAGTCGAAATGCAGTTGTCCAGGTGGGCGGCACAGCAATCGGCTACCTTACTGACTTCACCATGGATGTTAAAGCGGAAATGATTAAGGAATATGTTTGCGCGTCAGGTGGCTCTCCAGCGCCAGCTTTTACGGCAAGCGGCAACCAATCCTACACGTTTAAGGCTTCAGCGCTTTATGTTCCCGCAAACTATGCAGCATTGCTTACAGATGTTCTTAACGGTACGCTTGTAACGGTAATTTGGGGTCCACAAGGTACAACTACGGGGTCGGGAACTCCAAAAATCACGTTAAGCAACGTTGTCATAACGGCTTATAGCGTCAAAAATGGACAAAAAGGCACAATCGCAAACGATATAAGCGGAGAAGCGCAAACCGTAGCAGAAAGCACATTCTAGTGCTTTTTTCCTTCTTTTCTTTTGTTTCCCTCCTAGTTTCTTTATTGTATACTGCTAATAGGTAAGCCCCGACAAACAAGGAGGCACATTGCAGAAAGATGTTTATCATGCATTTGCCGGAAACTTCGGAATTGGCCCAGCCTTTCCAGCTTCATACATCGTATGTCCGTCTTGGTTGCGTGGTGAAAATACATGATTGAAGTAATATGGGTTAGCGACAAGCATCGTCATCCTGAACGTTATCCCAAAAAGAAAGTGAAAACATGAGTGAAAATCAGAAAGAAGAGAAATTTGATGTTGAAGGTTTCCAGAAGCTTAAAGCCGCATTCGACGAGTATGAAGCGGAGCAAAAGGAGCGTTTCAGAAACTTTAGCGTAGGCTTGCTGAAAAACAGTAAAACACCGCAGGAAGCAAACGTGTCTGGCGCTGGCTGGGTCAAATTCGTGTTGCTTAGTCATGAGGAGCTCAGCGAGCTTGGCAGAAAATACAAGGATGATCAGCGCGAATTTGAGTTGCAGGCCTTATTTAAAATGATGCAGCCGTGTTATCCTGATTTGACGGAGAAGGACCTGCGTGATGCTCCTTGGGATTTGGTGCGTGCCATGGAGAAGGCGTTGTTGAATGAGGGTTTTTTACCGCGTCAGGTGAGGCGGTCAATGACTGGATTTATTGGAGCGGCGAAGCCAAGCGGATCGCAGCCGTCATCAACCTCTACCACTACACCCTAGAGTACACGGCAAGCTTAACGAATTTTCAGTTAGAATTTTTGATTCAGTCAGCAATATGGTACCAAAAGTTAACAGAAGGCTAAAACAAAATGCAAATACCCGAAAAATATGCTTATAAAGATTGCGAATTTCGGTTCTGTGAAGTCTACGTCTGTTGGTTTACTGTGTGAAATTTCGTCTGTTGCCTTCAGTTTTGTAAGCGGTAAAAAAAATCCATGCTAGTTTCTAGTTATTCCCTACAAAAAGTATATAACAATACATATTTTACTTTCATAAAACCTAAAATGCAAAAGGTAAATAAAGTCATCCATAGCCTAAAGGAATATGCAATGGCCAGAAAACCGCGAAGCAATTTGGAGGTATATGCCACGTGGAATCAGAATCTCCATAAGGAGAACGACATGGCAAGACCACATTTGCCTTGGTCATCCAGAACTTCACAACTGTTTAGGAGATGTGCTAAAAGCTATTGAACGTCCAGAAGCCGTTTACCAGTCTGGTAATACCAGATACAGTTACACATATTCCGTTAAAAGAGGAAGTTTTATAATGTTAATCTACAAAGTAAATAGAAATCTTGGTTGGGTGTTGACAGCGTACACAGTGCAAAACCCTTATGTAGAAGTAGAGGGTCTAAATAGAGTGTGGCCAATATGAGCAAAATCATAGAAGTGGCTACTACTGCTTTTCGTTCCATTAAGCCTGAATGTAAAATAGTAATTGACTATGATAAAGCAGAAGATGTGCTTTATATCAACTATAAAAATAGCCCGATTCAAAAAGCTGATTTTGGTCGAAGATTTGGGGATTATGTTATTCGAATAAAGGATGGGCATGTGATAGGTGTAACTATTTTAGAGGCGTCAAAACATTGCGGGAAAAATTTTGACGATAAACCAACTATTTTGAAAGAACCAATGACAATAGTTACCGCTTAGTTTTTGTTGCATTCTGAATTAATGTAAGCCACTTATTCTTTCCCTCAATCGTTATACCGCAAGCTTCGCTTGGAGTTTTTCCGTCTAAGGCTTCATGTGGTCTAATGTAATTATGGAATAATTGATAACGTTGTAAAATAAGCGTTTTGTCTTTCTTTAATCCCCCTATAGCCTTGGCTGAATTTTAAAGCGTAAAGATGTTTGCACTCCTTGTTACCACGGTATCATATTGAATAAAAAAGTGATTGATTGTGAGTGGAGCTCCTGCAGAAATAGATATTGTTGCGACTGATGATGCATCAGATGTTTTCCAAGATGTCAGCAGCAACTTTAGCGATATGAGTAGTAATGTCAGCGAAGCTTCTGACGTAATGAGCACCGATGTATCAGATAGCATGCAGCAGACCGCAAGTTCCGTCTCAACTATGACGACAACCGTGCAGGCTGACACTAGCCAAATGCAGGATTCCTTCAATGAAGCCGGAAGCACTGTCCAGGTAAGCATGAACCAGATAACTACAAGCACCGGGGAAGCAAGCGATGCAACTGATGCGTCAAGTCAAAGTTTCAGTCAAAACGCTATGCAGATGAATAGTGCAGCTATGAGCGGCGCCATGTTGTACATGGCTGTGAATAATATTGAAAACGCTCAGGTTCAGCTTGCAAGAGCTAATCTGGTCGAGGAAAAAGCAGCGAACGATGTGACGCTGGCCCAGCAGGCGTATAATAAGGCGGTGGCGGAGTATGGCGTTAACAGTTTGCAGGCTGAGGATGCAGCGAACAAGCTTAACTTGGCTATTCAAACGCAGCAGGTTGATCAGGAACGAGTTGCAGAATCACAGAGAAGCTATGACAGTACGCTTTTGATGTCGGCTCTTACGGTTATTCCTGCCTTTGTGAATATTATTGGTTTAGCTTCGAATGCCACGCAGGTTTGGACGGGTATTCAAGCAACTTTTGACGCGGTGATGGATGCTAACCCGATAATACTGGTCGCTTTAGCGGTCGCGGGTTTAACTGCTGGAATAATTTGGGCTTACGAAAACTGCGCACCTTTCCGCGACATCATAAATGACATAGGCCATATTATTGGCGGATCGGTTCTTTCAGCTTTTGATGCTTTGAAAACCGCGGGTGACGCTTTATGGAATGCGCTTAACTGGGCTTACAGCAACATTCTTTTGCCCGTAGCTAACTTTTTCAAGGAGGTTTTAGTGGCAGATTTGAATGTTGCGCTTGCGCCAGTTAAGGCATTTGAAACCGCGATAAACGCCGTTGCCAACGCAGTTAAGCCTCTTAGCAGCTTCATTGACGGTTTAGGTTCGGCTCTAAGTCATCTGTGTTTTACTCATGCCGCGCCTGCAGCTGAGGAATTTAACAAGCAGATTACGCAAAGCTTAGCGCTTAGCGACCAATTAGCGCATAAAACTAACACGTTAGGTTCATCGCTTCAAGCTTTAAGCAGTAACGTTAAGATCGGAGGCGGCGCTGGAACCTCAAACGTGAATATTGCATCGCCGAACATCACGATTGGCAGCGTTACCGGGGCAGTTTCGCTTAAGCAGACTCGTGACGCAGTTAACAAGGGCATTTGTGATGCGATGTACAAGAAAGGATTAATGAATAAGGTGCTTTAGATGAGTTTTTTTGTTGAAGCTTCTGTTCTTGTTGCAGTAGCCGACGGCGTTGCTGTTGCTTGGTTATGGACGCTTTCGTTTAAATTTCATTGGTCGGTAAAGGGGGCTTCTTGATGAGTTGGCAGATCACGCAAGGATCCACGACGGTTACGTTGCCGTTGGCGCCGCAGACAGTTACGGATGAAGCGCCAACAGTTGACGATACAACTATCACTGTTCCAGAGCAGGAGCCTGTGTTGGTTTCTATTGGCAGTGACACACGGCAGTTGACGTTGGAAGGCGTCATTTATGTTTCAGGGCAAAATATGGCTTACCTTGATACTAACTACATTACGCCTCTGCTTGCTATGCGAGGCCTAGTAACTACACTTGCGACTCCGAGGTCAAGTTTGAACAGTACCTGGAAGCTGGATAAAGCAACGTTTATTGAAACGAAGGACTACGCGAATAATCCTATTTTGAAGTTTACTTTGATTTTTAAGCATGCAGCGTCATACGTGGTGCTTTAGCCATGACATGGACTTTTCAGTACTACAATGGGTCTTCATGGGTTAACATAGCGAATGCTATGATCGATCAGATAATTGATAAATTGAACGGTCAGCTGGAATTAGATTTCATAATTCCTAATAATGCATCGAATTTAACGTTTGTTCAAAGTAACCAGCAAGTTCAGCTTCTGTGGGGCAGCACCGTTGTTTTTAACGGTTTGCTTATGGCGTATAAGGCAACGTTCACGCAGATTGAATGCACTGTCTATAATAATACCTGTGAATTGATGAAGAAAAGACAAATTACCGGGAAATATAACAACGTTGCTGCATCCACAATTTTAGCCGCGATTTGTGCTGCTTCTGGCATGACTGCTGGCTCTTGTCCTTCTACAGTTGTTAGTACACAATTTAATGCGACTGATTGTTATACAGCAGCGTTAAACTTGGCAAATATTTTAGGTTTAAACATGTTCAATGAAGGTACAACTGTTAACATTGCGCTTAAAGGCAACCAAACGCCAACCGCAATAACGGTTGATACTCAAAGCAGCGTAAGTGTTGACCGCAGCAAAAGCGGTTATGACGGCGTTATAGTCCGCGGTGTTGATCAAGCTGGGAACGTTATCACGGGTTCTGCTGGGAATACTGGTGCAGGCTACAATGTTCAAGTTATAACGAATAAAACTGCTATGAGTCAGGCGACGCTGAATAGTTTAGCTACTTACTACTTGCAGGCTTTGCAGGAGACTAACAGCGGCTGTCCGCTTGAATGTGACATAGGTCAGGCTGCGCTTTTGAATAGCGGCGACTTGGTAACGATAAGCAATGGAGCAGAATTAGGTTTAAGCGGAAACTACGAGATTTATCAAATAACGAAAAAATTAACTAAAGCTACCCTGGATATTGTGCGGTCTGCTGCTGTTTTCGCTAACTTGACTGATCCAAGTCTGGATGATATTTTAAATGCTGTTGCAGGTACAACTACTGCACTTAATACTATGCCCGTGAGCAGCGATCAAGTTCAGGGTGCAAGCGTAAGCCTGCAAAGCCTCATAGGGTTCTATCATCTTGGCGAAGGCAGCGGCACAGTAGCAACAGATCAAAGTCCAAACGCAAATAACGGTACAATAGGCTCAGGAAACACTTGGATTCAAGGGCCAGAGACAGAAGTTTTAATGTTCAACGGAAACGGCTCTTACGTTGATATACCGAATAACGTGATTGATTTTAGCGGCTTATCTAAATTTTCGTTTACAGCCTGGTTCTCTCCAACTTCAGCTGCTTCACAATATCTTTTGTATAAAGCTAACCAATTTTACGTTCAGCTTCAATCAAACGGAAGCATCGTTTTCGGCTTATACATCGGCGGTGCCTGGGTAACGTTAACGGCGCCAGCAGGATCCGCACCGCTAAATGGACGCTTATTTGTTGCTTGCATTTACGATGGAACAAACATGTACATGTACCTTAATGGGCCCGTCCTGGTGCATCAGACTCAAACAGGTGCAATCGGTAGCAGTACGAGTGACACATACATAGGTGCACAAAGCGCTTCAGCCGGAGGCTTCACCGGAGTTGAGTCTGAAGTTATGTTTTTTGCGCGTGTCCTCGGTGCAGCGGAGGTGTATTCGCTTTACTTTTTTCCCCTTATTACATTTGTAAACGTGCCCACGGCCGTCACAATCGCTGATAACTTGCTGTACTTAACTTACGCAACAAACATCAAACCAAGCTATACTGTAAACCTCAATTATCTGCTGGATTCATGTATTTTATCGGGTAAAGTTGTGGTTTCTTCGCCTACGGGAACTATGAACTGCTATGAAGCTGGCTACGTAGTTTTAGCCTTGTTGCAGTATGGCGGCTCATCATATTACAGTTTGGTGCAGAATATACTGGATTTGTGGGCTTCCCTTCAAAACTCTGATGGCAGCTGGTATCAACAATACAATCCTTATTCGCCCTATGCTGTCGTTACTGAAACTTCTGAAGGCACAGATGGAAACTTAAAGGTCGATTCCGGCGCCGCTCTTATCGCCTGGGCAATGAGCAACTATGATCGTCTCACAAGCGGAACACGATACAAAGCGAATGTGCAGCACGCCCTTGATTTTCTGCGTGCCCTACAATACGCGCATACTGTTGCTTATTCATCTAATCTCATCGCAAACGAAATCCTTGACGGAACCACAGATACGACAGCTTTGCTTGCAGACTGCGGCGAATGTTTACTTTCGGCGAAATTCGCCATGGACGCCTACGGCAGCACTCTATTAACAACTTCAGGATACAGCGTTCAAACCTTCGCAAATAACCTGTACTATAGCATAGCCGTTACTGGATGGCGCGGCAACACCGCACAGTATTACGATACGTCTTATCCTTACGGACAAAACACTAATGTTCCATTCACATATGAAGAAAAAATCAGCTATACACAAGCACTCTGCAGTTGGGCCGTCTACGTATTTGCAAAGAGCGCTTACCAAACAGCAGGCGATTTTAGCAGTCAATGCGAAATCTGTCTAAGCTATATCAACACGTTAACTCGTGGCTCTTGGGGCGGCGAATACTACTGTCCTTATACTGGTGCTACTGGTCAAACACAAAATGAATACTCCGGATATGCAGCATTAATGGCTATAGCATGCCAAAACGTAGATAGCGTTACGTATGCTTCATTGATTGCAGGATTAATCAGCTTTATCAAATGGTTAACGCTTAACGGCGGACAAGTATGCGACTTCGTTGATGTAACTGGTAGAGTATGGCGAAGCCAAATAGGAACCACAGAAGACGGATTCCTAGTTCTGCCTATCGCGTTAGCGTTGCTTGCAGGAGCTGGAACATAAACGCCATCGTCAAGCGCGAAATTTCATGGTAATTTATAGTGAATGGTGAAAGGTTTGAAAAAAGAAACCAAAGAATGTAATGTAGCAAATAAGCTTAAGGAGAAAGATTTGAAGGAACAGATTAAATCGCTTGGCGTAGGCGACTTGATCTGTGTGGGATGGTGTGATGCTAGCACTGGCAAGAGCAGCGGCAGCGGAGCAGCTATTGATGTGCCTGTTAAAAGTTGGGGGATCTTCATCGGTGTCTTGGGTGTTAAAGCTAAGCATATCGTGCTTGCGCAGAACAGTTTCCGCTATGCCGATGGACTCTTCGATATGGATTATACTGCGATTCCGCTTAGCTGGACAGTCGATGTATCGGTTCTGGTTAAAGAGCACATTCCTGAAGAGGCTGCTGGCACGCTTGTTAACAGTTTCCTGCAAGGTGGACACCGGGCGCTTAGCCGTCCGCGAACGTTTCAGCGGAGGATTTTGCAACAGAGGTTAAGTGTCGATGGTCGACCCGATTAAACATGCGTTGACACGTAGACGTTTTCAGCGTGGGCGTTTCATAGATGAGGAGCCTGATGAAACGCTTGTGTACGTGGTAAAGTTTGGCATAGGCATGACTGTTTGCTTTTCAACAATTGAAATTGCCAGCATGGCGTTTTTGCATAGCTGGAATAGCGAAGTTTTCAGCGCCATTACCGGCTTAACCGGGATAGTTGTCGGTGTTTTTGTTGGACGAAAAACTTAGAGCCAACTTGGCGGGTTGCAGAAGAAGTAAAAAGCTAAAGTTGCAGGCGTATCAGGGTAGATATTAAGGCTGCTATAATAGGACACTGTTAATTAAGTGACCCAACTACTTAATTACGATACTCAATATTTGGAAAATTAACCTTTAAATCGAAGGTTTTAAATATTCATTAATGCAGACTTGACGACAAAAAAGAACTTGCTTGAATGGTAAGGAATGTAATTTCATGTTAAATTTTTCAATGCCTGAAATACAACCCGCATTTTCTGCTCAGCAATTAATTCATAGAGACGATGTTGTAAAAAATGTTTCATTTAATCCTGACATCAAAATAAAATTTGATCTTCAAACTGCAATTGATGATAACATACAAATTCTAAACAAAGTTCCTTTACCAAAACATATTGATAAGAGCGACATAGAGAAGCAAGTCAAAGCAATGGCGGAAACCGACTTTAATAACAACCCATTAGCTAAACAGGTAGTCAAGTTAGTAAAATACGCAAATAACTTCCATACTTATTTCAACCTATACTTTGAGAATATCTTCAACTTTGACAAAGAACTAATTAATAATTTTCAACAAACCATGTTAAACTATTCGAATATTTTTATGGAATCCGACCTTTCGCCTTTTTTTCTAAGAGAACTAAACTTTTCAATCATAACAGATATTAAAACTATCGAAACACTAGACAAAAAGATGCACCAAGAGAGAGTACATTTTTTCGGAGCAAGAAACAATGACATCAAGTTTAGGAGACTTTGCGATAGCCACAATCAATGGATTAAACCGATTGTAGATGGGCTAGAGGACATGAGGACTAATAGAGTAGCACTACTCTGGTATATAGATTTTCAAAATTCCTCTAATTCCGAACAAATGTTCAAATTCAAAGCAGTCAAGAACGAAAAACTGGATAAGGAAGCGTTCAATCTATTAATTAAAAACTTACAGCAAAGTACTTCAGGTTTAAGAAAAATAATACTTAAGTGTGATAGAGAGACTTTTATATCACCTGTTCCATCGGATGATTTAACATTCAAGTTATTCTCAAACATAATGCCTATACTAATTGCTGGTTAGCTATTCTATGTCATCTAAGGCAACTGGCTGTTTCTTTTTGGATTCGATGATTGTACTACCCCAACCGATGAGTGATCGCGTTGAGTCCTCTGAAAAGTTCTTGAAAGAAGCGAGTGAAAAATGCTATTTATCCTCATCCGTTGTCGAAGAGTGCAATGAAGTCTTAAATAATATTTTCAACTGGTTGACTAAAGATATTAGGGACAATTTCAAGAAATTTCTTAATGAAAAAAACATTAAAGAATTAAAGCGAAATGATACTTTGAAGTTTGAAAGTTTCTTTGAAGAAAGGCGAAGAGAGCTGTCTGGCAAGCAAGCATATTACTTGCAAATACAAGGAGAGATTGAGCATTGGATAATAGAATACATAAAATCTATTCAACAATTCAAAAGCGTAGACAGCGTTGCCTTCACTAATTATTTAACAGCAAAAATAACTGAAATTTATGAAGCAATTAAGTCTAAGATCGAGGCTTTTGATGAAATAACAATTAAACCTCAACCTCCGCTCAGAACATTTCTATTGAGACACGGAATAACCCATAATGAGGACCAAGATCATCTTTCTTCGGCCATACAATATCAGTATGAAAATAACTGCTGGGTAGTTTTCGTTAGCTATGAGGGAAGGAGTATTCTAAATTTCAGAGATTATCTTCTCAGAAATGCGCTTTTTAATCTTTCTAAGCCTGATTATGCAATTGACAAGCTTGCAACTCTTATAGCACCAGGAGGTCTGCGGCCTTTAGAGTTATATGGCAAAATTGCGAACCGTTCAGATCATCAAAAACGTTTTGTTACTGCTATGAAAGAATCAATTGATGTAGCTTTATGA